AACTCTCCTCAAATAAAAAAGTTAATTAGTTTAATTTATCCTGCTGGTGTAGATGCGTCTGATTGCACTTCTACGACCCAATTTCCAGAACTTCTCTCTCCCCAGGCATACTCCTCATAGATGTACATTCCTGTAGCACCACCACCTAACTCTGGTAATCGCTTTGTTTCAACGTATGGGGATCGACCCTCTACAAGAACTAATCCTGCTTGTGAGAAAACCCCACCTTTAGCATTACTAGAACTATTGATAGTAATGTTTCCATCCTCATAAAGTTTTGCACCAGCGATTGTTCCTCTGTATCTGTTCTGGAATGCGTCAGCCGCAATACCAACAGTAAGAGGTGATCCAGCCTGAGTTTCAGTAATCGTTGCAGAATCAACAACAGAAATACCTGCTGTTGTTAATTGGTTATCAATGTCTGCTAACTGAAAGCCATGGAAGACTGCGTTAATAGGCATATCGGCTGGGGCAGGCTCATTTGTGTTTGATGTAATGATGTACGCTGCAGATGAAATATCTGAAGTGTCCAAACCTTGTCCAGCTCCACCCATTGTTGTTGATGCAGCATCTATAGCAGCTAAGCCATCTTGATCCTTCTTTCTTTCAATGGCATTTTGGCTTAATGAACCTGTCTGTGCATACGCATTCGCACTAATTCGTAGTGCAACCCTGTCAGTAATGACAGTGTGTACACCTATAACAGTTGGAGTAATACTAAATAATGTGTCATCCATTTGTTGTGGGTTGTCTAGTTCAGTGCTTTCACCTACAGCTTGAGCTGTAAGTTTAGCCATGCTGACTTCATTCCAAGTCGTTCCAGTGTTTGCATCTAACCTTTGTCTGTCAACAAGGTTAGCCATTACTCCTGCGAACTCTCTCACGATTCTAGCTGAAGCTATGAGCGTGGGAATACTGTCGGCAAGAGAATCTGTCAAAGTGTTTCCTGCAGTTGCCATGTTTTTCTCCTAAATTTATATGCGGATTCCTAGCTTTCGCATTTCTTCCGCAGCTTTTCTTATTTCATCTCTAGTAGCTGAAGCATCAGAGTTTCCAATTTTAGTAAGTAAAGATTGGCCGTTTGGAGATACTGGCATACCCACACCTGAATCCAGGTCGTTTATACCAAGTTCCTCGTTTTGTTTTAGCCTATTTTCCTCTGCTGTCCTTTTAGTTTCCTCAACTTCAGTTTCACGCTTACTTCTTTCAATCCGCCTAGCGGTTTTTAAAAATTCAGCGTATGCCGCATATAGTCCTGAGATATCTTTGTTTTGATACGATGGTGTCCACAAAGCCCTGAAGTCACCGAGTTCTTCGGATTGTTCAAGGTTGAGTCCCAGCTCATCAATAGTTCCAGTTATCTCTCGAACCATTTCGTCAGATGCGTTTTGGAATGATCTGCTCGTACTTCTGCTAGCTGTATCATTTTGAACTTTTTCAAGTTCCTCAACTAACACTTGCTCATCCTTGGTAGCCTGATGCTTTATTAGAGCATTGACTGTCCCTGTCAGAGCTGCAATCGAGTCGGCGATCTCATCCGTAGATGATTTCTCTTCCATAGCCTTTTTGTATCGGCCATTAAGAGCGGAGTAGTCCTTATCACCCTTTTCGAGTTGTTGCCGCATCTCATTCATTTGCTCTTGTAGTGATTCGATACTGGGTTGTTGTCCTTCTGATGAAACTGGAGTCTCCTCTGCCGAGGGGGCTGCTGTCTCATTCTGTGAAACAAGTTCGCCTGTGTTATCAAATCCTGCTGTCGAGTCTTGTAATGTCATTTACTACCCCTTTTTTAAAACAAAAAAAAAGCCACCTGAGAATTAACTCATGGCAGCTTGTGCACTTAAAATTGTATATTTAGTTTTCTGTTTGCCCTTAGTCTAAGACGATATATCCATTTCTGTCAAAGCGAATGTGGATTTCCAGCTTGCATCTAATGCATCGAGTCCACAGTTCACCTATCAATTTATCTGCAAATTTCTTATTGCAGTTGGGGCATCTTATTCCTTTATCAGTTGTAACCATTTACAACACCCCCTATCGCAGACCCTAAGCCTGGGATAAGTTCCTTCATCAATTGAGGATCTATGTATAACCTATTAGGAATATTGCCATTAAATCGATTGAATAAACTAACGTACTCTTCTGCTAATTGCACATTGGCAGGAGTATCTATCACGGTCCATTTATACAAGGCTTTATCAAGATCGTAGTTGTCTTTACGATATTCTTTTAGAAAAAAGGCTACTCCATCGTGTACTTCCTTTCCTACAGGATATGTTTTTTTAGCTGATCTTAAATCATGCCCTTTTGTTTTATTGTATGAATTATAGTCACTGATAATTTGATCTACAGTTGTATTCCCTTCCTTAGCAGCATCTTCTAATATCGGATATAACTTACTGCCAGGTTGCAGTAATGTTGAAGCATAATCGTAATATTCGTTTATTAGTTTACTGTCCTGATAGTAAGCTGCCTCAAGTGGGGTATAACCTGATTCTATTTGATTATCTAAAATCTCCAACTCTTCTTCATCAAGGGATTCTCTGTATTCTTTTTGTGCCTGACGCAATATTTGCCATTCTTCAGGACTAGGGACAAATGTTCTTCCGACACCCTCACCAATCTCAGTTAACGGACTATCGGGTAATGTAATTGCATACCAACCTGATATTATTACCTGCGCTTTTTCAGTTTCGTTATCTGCGCCTCTGCTTAGACTTTTAATTATGTTGTAAAACTCTTGTCTATCTTCTAAAGAAGCAGATTGAGCAGACTTAGGGAAACCTTTAGATGCCTGATTAATTGCACTTTGATAAGAAATACCAATATCTGCTTTACCTTGTCTCCATTGTCTTCCATTAATTTCATTCTCTAACAATCTTCTGTCTAAATCCTGTTGGCTATCTAAGTGATCGTCAGCAATCATTCTAGTTCTTGCATACACACTTTGTGTTTGCTCTACACTAATTCCAGTTGCTTGTTCAGCTTCTTGTTCTGCTCTTTCTGCCATGCCACCTGAAGTGCCAGGATTAAACCTGTCAACAATTGGACCAATAAGAGGTAACTCATCGTCAGGCCTTGCAAGTTCAAAAAACAAATCTTCTCGTTGTTGACTGTTTAACGTATGTACCCATTTTCTTCTTGCAGTAGTATCTGTGAAACTTTCGTATTCAGTTATTAAATTAGCCAGCTCAGGAGATACTTTGCGTGGGTCAATTAAATTTATTATGTAGTCAGTTATTGATGTAATAACACTACCAGTGCTTCCAAGCGTTGACATGAAGGCACTTTCTAACCTGACTGGTGACTGCCCTATAGCTTCACCGATTTCCTCAAATGTCCTGTTTGTATAAGGCATAATTTGTTTTTTGGGTTCTTGGTCGATTACATCAGGGGGAACTATCGGAGATCCAAAATACATATTGTGGTTAAAAAATTGTTGTCCTATTTCGGTCAGTATTGGTGGAGTTGGTATTTGTGCAAACGGTGTCGAGTTACCTAAAGTAGCCAAAGCAAAGTGCTTGAAATCAGTTGGACTATCTGATGCAAATTGTTCTAGAAAATATGTCATTCCACCCAAAGATAAAGCTAAGTCACGATATGGTAATAACTCTATGCGATTTGGCTTCCATGTTCCGTCAGGATTTTGTTCTTTAGGTGGCAACATAATATTTAACGATCCCCACCTGTCTCTTTGTGGGATATCAAAGTATTCAGGGAAACCCATGTTGTAGATAGTTAGAGCAGCTTGACCAGCTATCATTGTTGCTAAATTGTGTTGTGCTTTTCGGCTTTGCCTTACAGCCCTGTAAGGTAACTTCATACCTTCTAAAGTTGCGTTCAGGAATAACACAAAGGGATTTAATTCTTTAATTAAATAACCACCCCTGGCAAAGTTTAGTGTAAGTTCTACTGAATCAGCAGCAATCTTTCTAACAGCAGGCATTTGTGCTACTTCTTCAGGTGTAAATTTACTTTCCCAACCTTTACCCAAAAGATTGTCTACTTCTCTTTTAAAGAATGCCTGTCTTGGAGCTTGCTCAACAGCTTCACCAGCTCTGGATAAAAGAGCCAATGGTTGATTCTCTCGAATAATTCCAAGAACAGATTTTTGCCCAATAGGCTTACCTTCATATACCCATTTCCCTGACATTTTATTTTCTAATTCTTTAGCTATCTGTTCCTGTGATTTACCACCACCTGTGGATATACCTGCACCCTCAGCTAATGATTTGCCCTGATTGCCATAGAATCTTTGCTGATAACCACCTGAAAGTCTGTGAGTAATTGCAACGTGATTATTTTTCCCCTGTTTTGCCATTCGATACAAAGCAGCCACAGTTCTATGGGGAAGTAACCTTTGAGTGTAAAGTGCTGTTGCAACGTCTGCCATTGCGTTTACAGGAATAAATACAGGACTTAATGATGTAAACGCAGCTCGGCTAATTCCGTTCATGTACCCAAAATATTTAGCAACAGTATTATTACCACTTGCTTTTACGAGGTAATCAGCCTCTCGTTTCATCCAGGCAGGAACTTCATAAACAAGGTGTTCCCCATTTTCAAAATACTCTAGGGTATGCTTTCCAGTAGCATCATCAACGTCTATTTTTTTAACAATGTTTGTTTTGCCCTCTCGACCAAAAGATTCCCCAAGTTTGATCATGGTTTTTGCCAAATCATTTCTAACTCTAGTTGCTTCATTTTGTATTGCGACCTGACCGATAAGATTTAAAGGCCTTTCATAAGGTTCATTAAGGGTTCTTTCTGTCAATTCGATTATTCTGTTATTAGAGTTTCTGAAACCTGGATAACCAGGTCCTCTGTATGCAGCATCTGCTGCTGATTCAATGTACTTCACAGGATTGTAGTAAGGATGATTAGTTGCAAGATCGTCATACAATTCCTTGCTGATAATTCCAGAATGTAACAATCTGTCTCTTTCATCCCTGTAGAATTTCAGAATAACTTCAGCACCTGCGACTAGTTCCTCTTTTTGTTGAGGAGTTAGCCTAGCCATCAATTTGTTAAATGAGTCTTCAACTTCCTCAATTTTTCTTCCACCAGGCAATGGCATACCTAATTTGTGTAATTCTCTGTTACGAGCAATTAACAAGAGTTTGTTCAGATCATCAGGCATGATGTGACCGATTGACTGTAATTCGTTAAATACCATTTGCGCTCTTGTCGCACCAATACCAATAGCACCAGGAGCATTAGTAATTTTAGTGACAAAATCTAAATCATTTTCTGCTAATTTAGTATTAGATACTTGTTCTATAGCATCATTAAGTTTTTTTTCTGCTATATCAAGTTTTTTTCTAAGTGCTAAAGTTTTTGGTTGTGATGCTCTAATTGTTGGACTGGTTAATCTCTTTTGGAGTTCATTTACTTCTCTTTGACCTGTTTTAATGTCCTGTTTAGATTTTGCATTTTTAGCTTTCATTCTTTCAACTTGTCGCTGTAATACCCTAAATCCATAAAATTGGTCATTAATATTTTCCATCAAAACTACCCATCGTCTTTGAAACAAAGCATACATAGTCTCTCTGGGAGCATTACCCCACATTTCATCAAACATATCTGAGTATTGAGGTGGTGGCTTTATGTCATCGTTACTAGGCATTTGCCTGGGGCTATCCATAATAAGAGTTGTTTTAGTAGGGATTACCTGATTAACAGGGTGATCTGCTGCTTCTTTTGCAATAGCAGAATCTATACCTGCAGGGTTGCCGTCAATTTGTTCAGCTACATCATCACCCATACCTGCTTTAATTAAATTTTCTTCATTCTCATAAAGTTTTTGAATTGCAGTGGAAATTTTGTTTTGTCTTACGTTATTCAATCGTCTCATTTCAGCAGCAAATTCAAGAAGTACTTCAGAAAGTTCTTGTGGTGTCATAGCGTCTATGTCACCAACATCAATCATAGATTCAAGTAATTCTCTATCTACCCCATCACGACTTTGTTGTGGACCTAAACCTTTAGGATGAAAGTAAGCACCCTCTGCAAACTCATCTTTAAGTTCTAGTAAATCAGTAGTTACATCATCTCCTCCTAACCTGTTAGAAAGTTGCGTTGAAATTCGTGCTACATTTTCTTGCTCAACGGTTGATAATGAACCAGGACGATTATTAATAATTTTTAAAATTCTTTGTTCTGCTTCTTCTATAGTTTTATCTAATTTGCCATCTACAATTAGTCTTGTAGGATTTTCCAGGTAATTTACAGTGCCTTTAGGAGTAGCTGTTTCTTTTGAACCACCAGGACCTCTATTAAATCTAGATTTTGTATTTACTTTTATATCTACCCCTAATCTTTCAGCCCCTTTGACAAAAGCAGCGTCTATTTCAGACCTAGGGCCTACATCTACTGATTCACCTAATACTTTCCCCCTAGCTGATTTCACAACTGTTCCATCTGAATTTTGTGTAATCATGCCTTCATCAATTAATTCTCGGATCAGACGGACAAAATTTTCTTTTTCGCTTGATGTTTCTGTACCAAATTTTTGTGCCAATCTTGATAATCGTATTCCATCTTCTAATGAAGATTTTTCAGGAATCATTTGTAACAAAGATGCAGTTTTTTCGGTGTTTACTACAGATTGTTTATAGGACACTACTGTGTCACCTTGGAAGTACTGGAACAATCTTCTGCCATCTTGAAGATTCTGTGGATGCTTAACAATGACACCATCGTAACCGAGATCAAGAATAGCTTGTCTAAATCTTTCGATTTCTTCTGGCATCCCCCACTCAATATAGTTTTTAGGAACTCCAGCAGTGCTAAAAAGATTAAGGAAATCATCATCTGTTTCAATAACATATGGGTTGTTCATATGAATTGATTCTACTGAAAGCTCAGGGTGTGACCTGGTTACATTACTTTTATGTGAATATGTAAGCGTTGCATCTGTACCGAAAATCTTTCCTGATTCTACAATCGATGTGTCTGCTATTTGTTGAGGTGTTTTTTCTCCATAACCTCTGAACATTAATGCATTAAATGGAGTTCCTGTTTTAGCGTTTAGTATTGCAACTTCTGATATGTTGTCTCTTTTTAGAGCTTCGTCAATTATTTCATCATAAAACTTTGTTGCTTTTTCTTTTGCAATTCTTAAATCATCTTCAAGTTTTTTGTAATCAGTTGGACTCCACTCAGAAACAGGTTTCCCAACTTGTTTTTCTAATGATGGCAAATGTGGGTTTTTAGAATCTACTCCACCTCTAACGACAAAATCTATTTGTTCGTCAAAGGTTTGCGCCCCAACCTCATAACCTACTGACGTTTTCCATAAATCTTCATCAGTCATATCTTCAGGTTTAGGGTTTTTAATTTTCACTTCTTCTAAGGCTTTTATAGTGTAGTTGTCCACTATTTCACCCCAGTTAGGTAAATAAGAAACACCTTTTCTAGTGGCTGGGTTGTTTACAAGTTTGCCTACACCCTTTGCCAAACCTAAACCAATTACTTTTTCAGTCGCAGTTGCAGGCACTAAAATCTCTGCACTTAATACAAGTGCATCGATCATATACTCAGGAACTGAAGAGTGTTCATCCTGGTACAACCTTTGTTTTTCCCAAAAACCTAAATCACGGCCTAACTGATTTTCTTTGTAGGCAATGTCCATTTTGTACTTTAATTCTTTTTGTGCAGGACTTAGTTCAAATTCTTTAGTTCTAAACAATCCTTCTTTATCGGCATAATATTCAACAGTGTCATTTGTCGGTTTTTCGGTAGACAGCATATTGTCATGAAAGAAACCACCAATATTTGGAACACCACCCATAATCGGATCAAAGCCTGCTGTGACCTGACTTTCGATCTGATCACCTGTCAGGGTAAACTCTTGAAATTTATTTAATTCAGTAAAAGCAGTCCTGAATGCTGTATCAAGCCCACTATAAAAAATACCTAATGGAGATGCCTTAGCTGATTCAACAGATGAACCTATAGGTCTACCCCCAGTACGCTCTCTCATGTATTCACGCAAAGTATCCGTCATAGGTACAGTGTGCCTACCTGAAGAATCGAACAATTTGTTTTGCGCATCGAGTTCTCTTAATTGATCTATAGTTGGGTCTTTACCAATAAAATTAAAACTGTCAGGTTTAGGATTTCCAAACACATCAAATTGCCCCATTTGAAAGCCAGGTACACCATCGCCACGATTAAATGTTCCTTCTTCAGGAACAACGTGTTGGTAAGGTCTTAACGGATCTACCATTATCTTCTACCCCTTCTTACAATTGTTCTAGCAGGCCCTGTTGCAGTTAACCTAGTTCTTCTTTTTCTTTCTTCTTCTTGTTGTACTCGATCTTGTTCGAGTTTAAAGAAAGGACTTGCTTCAAATCTTGTTTCAAAACCAGCTAATCTACCTTTCAAAAATTCTTGGGACGTAAGTCCTGGTGTAGTAAATTCATCTACAATCATTTGTTTAGCAAAACCACCACTCATAAACGCATCGTCAACGACTTTGCCTTCACCAGTTCTAAGATCGATACTAGTTTCCATTTCGTATCGTTTTTCTGCAGCATCAAGTGTTGCTTGAAGAGCTGCTAGCGTTTCAGGCGTATCTTCACCTTTGTTTACTAAATCTGTATATTCTTTGTCGTATCTTGCTCGAGCGGCATCTAATAAAGATTGTTGTCTTCGGCGCATAAATTCGCTATCTTCAGTTTCCCCACCTAACCTTCCACTAATTCCAGCTTCATCAACCTGTGGAACAGATGCCTGTCTCCAAGCCTCTGCAAATTGCGATGTTCCCATTTGGTCTGTTACAAACGCATAAAACTCAGGTCTTTCAACTGCTAGCTCCTGTAAAATCGGATCGACTTCTTCTTTAGAAAAAGTCGGTGCTTTTTGTTGAACACGAGTTCCCAAAAGTTCTCGGAGGTTTCCGATTGATGGTGGTTCACCTGTAAGGTTGGGGTCAGTTGTAGGCAAACCAGTTGGTCCTACCTGTGCTAAATACATATTTTCATCCAGAAGATAAGCAGGTAATCCCTGATCTGTACCCATGTTTTCACGGCTAGTCAGGTCAGCAACTAGTCTTCTCAAATCTTCTTCATTATCAGCTCCACCTGCATTTGCAATTCTTCTGACAATTTCAGGAATAGCTTTTGAATTTATTAGATTTTCAAAACCTTCAGTGGAGTTAAGGCCAAGAAAACCTTCAGTTCTCAACTGTTCTTTTACCAAATTTGCTAAATTGCCTGGAGTATTAAAAGACCTTCTTTGATCTCCTGCTGTTTGTTGGGTATATTTTTCGTATGAAGATTGAATACCTGTTGCTAAAACATCATCCTCAATTGCATCACCAAATGAATCGACACCATCTAATTCATTACTGAAACGATCAAAATCTTCAGGATCTATTTCATCGCGTCTATAACCTAGTTGATCTAAAAGTAAGGCAAGAGCATTGTCTCGACCTGAACGAGTATCTGTGTTCCATGGAGTTGCTGCAATTTTTTCATATGTTTGACCAACTTTAGCCCTGGCTATTTCCCCATCTTCTCCTATAAGCTCTAACATTTTTTCGACAGCAGAGCTTAAATATTCTTCAGACCCTTCTTCAAATTCCAAAAACGCAAGGTAATCTGTAAGTGGTTCTATAACTTCTTCTCTTTGAACATACCCCATAGACCATCGCAAATCACTATCCTGATTTGCTGCTTTATCGTTAGGGTCATAATCAAGCCCTTTCATAATTTTTTTGACGTTGTTGCCTATGGAATCATTTGGATTCCATACACCCCATTTATTACGGAGGTCTTGTAGTTGTCTTCTTCTTCTGTCAGTAAAGGTGTCATCGTATTGGCTGATTAGTGAATCGCCTGTCAGTATTCTTGATGGGTTCGCTATCTCGTAATCAAACAAGGCAGTCATACTCAGCTCGTAATCTCCAGATTTGAAATTTGGTACTTCTAAGGTGTATTCGCCTCTTTCATCTAGCAACCTCCCACTTCTTAAATATTCTTTTAAAGCAGGAAGCTTATCGTCCCAAGCCTGTAACCAATTTAAAACTTTTTCATCATCAACACTAATAAGCTGCTGCTCACCAAAATCACCGAACTCTCTAAAAGGATCTCCAGGAAGAGAATTGTCAAAAATATACCTAGCCATCTCTTCTGTAATAAATCCATATTGATCTTTCTTTGCTTCCTGTAGTGTTAAACCTAGAAAGTGAGCATTTTTTATATATGTTGGATTGTCAGCAATTTCTTCTTCTTTATAAAGAAAGTATTTAGCAATATCACTATCTGGGAAAAGAACATCAATGTTTTCTAAATCTTGTATATAACTAACAGAGGTAATTGTTTTACCATCCCATGTATCATCACCGTTGTATTGAAAACTTGGAAACAAATTTTGTCTGATACCTTTAAGATTTTCCTCTGTTGCTGCTAAGCCTAGGTCTTTTGCTATATCTTTAACAAATTGTTTAGCGTCAGCTACTGTAAATTCAGGTAATTTTTTTGTGAAATCTACCCCTCCTTCGCCTTTTATTGCAGCTTGTATAATCGCAGCAGCTTCATTTTTGACAACATCGTTATCTCTTAAAATGTCTATTATTTCGACTATGTTTTCATATGATAAAATTTCTTCATCCATCGAACATACCCCTGAAATCTTTTTGAGTCATTCCGTAATCTTCAAGCCATCTCGCCAAAGGATTCATAGTTTTTCCGTCACTTCTTTCTGACATAATGTCAGGTACACGCATTTTCGGAGCGTCTTTAAGAAGAGCTTTGTATTCACTCACAACACTAAAGATTGCATCTGTGTATGGATTTTTACTGGGCAAGGTTTATCCTGTTTGGTGTAAATGTGTCAGGAGTCAAAGGTGTGTTCAAATCAGGTGCAGTTTGCCCTCCCATAATGTCAGGCTGTTGGGCCATCTGCCTCTGCTGAATTTCCTGTCCTGCTTGTTCCTGGTTTTCTTCATCAACCAATCCCATCTCCTCAGCAACAGTTCTTTCAATTTTTTCTCTGACTGAAGGAAGTTGTCGAATAGATTCCTGAAGAAGTCTGTTTTTAATTTCTGTTCCGTTTTCATAACCTGCAGCTTCGTAATAAGTCATAGGATCAATTAGTCCTGCTCCATATTCACTCAAAGCCATCTGTCTCTGTTGCAATTCCATCACAGGTTCACCATGTGGGAATGCGACTTGTACTCCATACACACCATTAATCTGTGATTTTCGTAGCATCTTTCCATGTGCGCCAATACCTGAAGCAAGTTCAGATACGTTATCGACTAATTGCAAAATTCTACTTCCGACAATAGATGCGAGATGTTCCCTCTGCATGGCAACACCTGCGAAAATTCTCATACCTGCAGTATTTAAAATTGCCTGTTGTCCTACAGTTGTGACACCTGCTTGTCTCTGACCTGCGAGTGCAGATGAATAAGTTCCAAGTTCTAATGTTGAATCAGTTCCTGCTCTGATGTTTTGCATCCATCCTGGTATGTCAGGAGTATTCATAACCCAGAAATCCTGCATATCTCCCTCAAGTATTCCCTCATTCTGAATTGCCTGAGCCAAAGTCATCGGATCTCTCGATGTACCCATTGGTGCAAATGCAGATCGTAATAACATTTGATGGAACGCAGAAATTTCCTGAGTTCTTTTTCTGATTGTTTCTTTGTTTGGAGTCAGTATTCCCTGAGCATAGTTGTATGGGTCACCACCTTCATCAGCAATGTCCATACCTGATAATCCTGAGAACGCATGAACAAAAGGAACGAACCCCCAGGTATTGCGTTCCATGTAAATCGGTGTAGCTGCGACAGAGTTCGGACTACCATATGTTGGGGCTGGGTTGGCTAACATTTTAACGTGCCAGTATGGAGTCCAATAATCC